AACGTTCAGTATCTTGGCAATCCCTATCAGATGTACTGGAATGATTACAAGGACACCCGTGGATTTCATATTTACGATACTCAAAGTGATAAACTTGAGTATATCCCAAACCCGTTTGAAATCTTCGACAAGATCATCTATGATGACACGAAGGCAGATTACAACAAACAAGATGTGTCTGATTATAAAGACAAGTACATCAAGATCGTCGTTGATGAAAAACGAGACTACCAAATGTTTGAAACACTGGTTGATCGTCTTTACAACGTAGGTGTTCATGATGTCAAGATTGTTGAAAATCTTGTTGGCGAAGACAGCAAAACCGACATTGATATCTCCGCAAAAGATACATTGACACTTCTAAACGAATACATTGATGAAGTAGAAATGTCTGTAAGTAAGTCTGATCTCAAGACACTTATGAGATCTCTATATATTGAGAGTTGTAACGTCTCGTAAAATGTTCATCGTAACCTTGGAAGATCAGCCAGACGGTGTGTATTCTATCTTTGATGATAGCGAGGATAGAGTAATTCCTATCTTTCAGGAGGAAGATGATGCAGACAGATACCTGATGATGTTACAAGAAGATGTGGATTACCCACCAATGCAGATCGTAGAGATTGACGACCATGTTATAATAGGAGCATGTCAAGAGAGAGGACATAGGTTCTCTATCATAACTCCTGATGACCTTTTGATACCACCCGATGATTTAGAATGATTATTTTTAAAAAGATCCGATGGAAAAACTTTCTCTCTACTGGGAACGTTTTTAGTGAAGTGGATTTACAAACATCAAGAACTAATTTGATTATCGGGTCCAACGGAGCTGGTAAGAGCACCATTCTGGATGCCCTTACTTTCTCTTTGTTTGGCAAACCATTTCGTAAGATCAATAAGCCACTGCTGGTTAATAGTATCAACGAAAAAGACTGTCTTACCGAAATTGAATTTAGCATCGGCAAGAGTGATTACAAAGTGGTTCGTGGGATCAAACCGAATAGATTTGAGATCTACTGTAATGATCAGTTGTGGAACCAAGAAAGCACAGTTGTAGATCAGCAAAAGAACTTTGAACAAAACGTTCTCAAACTGAATTACAAATCATTCACCCAGATCGTGGTACTTGGTTCTTCAACCTTTGTTCCTTTCATGCGTTTGCCTCTGGCACAACGTCGAGAGATCATCGAAGATATCCTTGACATTCAAGTATTCTCCACGATGAATATTCTTCTCAAAGATAAAGTCAGAGAGAATAACGAAGAGATCAAGAACCTCGATTACGAACTTCACCTTCTAGAAGAGAAGATCGATCTTCAGAAAAAGTATATGCTTGAACTGGAGAAGAAAACTAAAGAAGAGATTGACCGTAAGCAAGGTAAGATTGCTGTAATGTTAGAAGATGAAAACACACATCATCATGAGATTGAGCGTCTGACTTCTGAAGTCGAAAAACATTCTAAAGAAATGGAAGACCTCTCAAATTCTTCCTCCAAGCTAAAGAAGTTGAACACTTTTCTTTTCAAAATCCAATCGAAACTTACATCCTGTCAAAAAGAACATCAGTTCTTTACAGACAATCATGTGTGTCCTACCTGCACTCAAGACTTGAGTGAAGAATTCAGACAAAGTAAAATTGCTGATGGGGAAGGAGAACTGAATAACCTACAGACAGGAATTCAGGATTTACTTGATGCCATCTCTAAAGAGGAGGAGCGAGAAAATGAATTCTCAAGACTATCAAAAATTATACTTGGCTTCAACGCTTCTATTACTCAAGCGAATTATCAGATTACTTCCATACGAAAAGCAATCGGTGATATAGAAACCGAGATTAAAGAACTGGAAGGAAGCAGTCCAGATAAGAAAGCAGAGTTCGTCAAACTTGAAGGACTTGTTACGAATAAAAAAGATTTGAGCAAGACCTTTGCCGAATACAAGAAAGATCGTGATACACTGTTAGTGGCATCGCAGTTGTTGAAAGACAATGGGATCAAGACTAGGATTATCAAAACCTATCTCCCAGCGATGAACCAACTGATCAATCAATATCTTCAGCGTATGGACTTCTATGTGAATTTCACGTTGAACGAAAACTTTGAAGAGATCATCAAATCTAGATATCGTGATGTGTTTTCTTATGATAGTTTCAGTGAAGGAGAAAAAGCTAGGATTGATATTGCTTTGTTGCTTACTTGGAGAGCTATTGCTAAGCTCAAGAATAGCGTGGATACTAACCTCCTTATTCTAGATGAGATCTTTGACAGTTCTTTGGATCAGCAAGGTGGCAGCGATCTTGGTTGGATCCTACGAAACTTTGATGAAAGTACAAATGTATATGTCATCAGTCATCGAGAACAACTAGAAGGAAAGTTTGATAGAACAATTACAGCGGTGAAGGAAAAGAACTTCTCCGTCATCCAGCAGACAGTTTCTGAACTGGACTAGGGGTGCCTCCAAGGGGGTGCCCCTTTTGCTATGCTTACCACATCAGCAAAAGAGACCCATGACCCGCCAAGAAATCAAAGGCAACCTTGCCCGACTGCTAGCAACCGAGAACCTCGTTGTAGAGCACCGTAACTGCCCCACAGCATGTTTCAACGTGGAAACCCGTGTGCTGACCCTGCCGAACTGGGATCGTGCTTCTGGGACCGTCTACGATATGCTGGTGGGTCATGAGGTGGGACACGCTCTCTTCACCCCTAACGAAGACTGGACCGAGAAAGCAGATTGTCCTAAAGATTTCATCAACGTGATCGAAGATGCACGTATTGAGAAGATGATGAAGCGTAAGTATCCTGGTCTGCGTAAGTCTTTTGCTGGTGGGTATCAAGAACTGAATGCCCAGGATTTCTTTGGTATCGCTAATGATGATCTGAATACTTACAGTCTGATTGACCGTATCAATCTTCACTTCAAGGTTGGTGCTAGTGCTTTCATTCCTTTTGCTGCTGATGAGCAAGTGTTTGTCACTCGCACAGATGAAGCAGAAAGCTTTGATGAGGTGCTCCAAATTGCTGTAGATGTGTATGAATTCAGCAAGAAAGAGCAAGAACTTGAGGAAGTAAATGTTAATGTTGATATTGACCAGACCACTCAAGGTGGGGGTGGTTCCACTCAATTTGGGGGTGATGATGAACCTGAAGAAGGTGATGCTGACGAGAACCAACCTTCCAGCAATTCTGATCAGCAAGGTCAGCAGACTGGTGGTGCTACTCAACCGAAAGGTGAGGATGCTGATGCTGCTGGTGATGAGGGTGACGACGAGAGTTCTAAAACTCAAGACGCATTTGATCGTGCTGCTGAACGTCTGACTGGACATAGCGGAGGTAGCACTTATTACGTTGAGATCCCAGAGAGCGTAGTTCTTGAGGACTATGTTGCTGACTGGACTGAAATTCATGACTGGATTGATGAGCAGCGTGAAGCTAGTAATCATCTGCCTGATAATGCTTATGAAGGTGTCGATATCGAATATCAATCCTTCCGTAAGCAATCACAGAAAGAAGTGAATTACCTTGTTAAGGAGTTTGAGTGTCGCAAGTCTGCCGATGCTTATGCTCGTGCTGGTCAATCCAAGACTGGTGTGCTTGACACCACCAAACTTCATACCTATCTTTACAACGAAGATATCTTCAAGAAAGTTACTGTTCTTCCTGACGGTAAGAACCATGGTCTGCTGTTCCTTCTGGACTGGTCTGGTTCGATGCAGCGTGAGATCTTTGCTACTGTCAAACAGCTTCTGAACCTTACTGCCTTCTGTAAGAAAGTTCAGATCCCGTTTGAGGTGTATGCTTTCACGAATGATTACTTCCCTGTTCGTCGTATGAAGCAAGGCAAAGATCAATACATCTCTAATGATGAATACTTCTCTGCTAATGGTTGCCATGAAGGCAAAGTGTATCTTCAGAAAGGTATGTTCCATCTGATGAACTTTGTATCTTCTCGTTCTAACGGTAAAGACTATGAGCGTATGTGCCGTAATCTTTATCGAGAAGCATATACCTATACCTATCACACTTATTACAGTTCTACTACTGGTCTTGGATTGTCTGGCACTCCTCTGAACGAGGGTATTGTGATGCTCAACTACATCATTCCTCAGTTCAAGAAACAGAACGATCTTCAGAAAGTGAATGTCTGTATTCTTTCTGACGGTGAAGCTTGCCAGACTTCCTATGGTCGCAAACTGTATGACGAATACCGTGATCATTCTTATGTTCGTCCTCGCCGTCTTGACAGTAATGCTTGTTTGCGTGATCGTCAGACTGGTCGTGTCTATAAGTCTTTTGAAGGTTGGGATGGTAATACCAACATCTTCCTTCAGCAACTGCGTGACCGTAACCCTGGCGTGAATGTGTTGGGTTTCCGTATTCTTTCTGGTTCCCAACTCTCTAACTTTGTTTGTTCCTATGCTGACGTTGCCCACTATGGTGAGGTTCAGAAGCAGTGGAAGAAAGAGAAGTCTGCCATCATCCCCCATCCCAAAGCATTCACCGCTCTCTATGCGATTAGTAACAGTTCTCTTGACGAGAGCTCTGCGTTCGATGTAGAGTCTGGTGCAAAGAAGGGTGATATCACCAAGGCATTCAAAAAGATGCTGAGTTCTAAAACCACCAACAAAAAACTTCTCAATTCTTTCGTGGAGTATGTCGCATGAACATCTTTGTCACTTCCCCGTTTCCTGCAGAGAGTGCTATTTGTTTGCCAGATAAACATATCGTAAAGATGCCACTTGAGTGTTGCCAGATGCTATCCATCGTGGCATCCAAGTGGTATCACAATTATGGTCCTATTCATAAAGCAGATGGTATCGCATATCGTACAGAAAAGGGTGCGTTTCGCAACCATCCCTGTACAAAGTGGGCATCTGAAACTATTGACAACGCCTACTGGTTGATCAAGTGGGGTATGAATTTGTGTGATGAATACTCTGTTCGTTATGGCAAGTTTCATTCTTGCTATAACACTTTGCTTGAAGCATATTATCTTTTCCCCAAAGGTAAGATCACGGAGGTGACACCATTTGCTCGTGCGATGCCTGATGAATACAAATATGATACGAGCATCTCTACATTCGATGCTTACAAAATGTATATCGCTAGTAAACCTTGGGTCGCATCCAACTACCTGCGTGTGCCAGCTCGCAAACCGTCCTGGGTCTGACGCCAGACCACCCCTCCTGCCCTATAATAACTACATCAACGAAATGACCAAAATGCCTGCCAAATCTGACGTTACCACTGAGCAACTGACTTCTTACCTGTCCAACAATTTCGGCAACGATATCAACGCTGCCCAGGTTCAGGATGCTTGTGGTGTCTTTGGTATCACTTATGCTACTGCTACCAAGCGACTGCGTGACTTCTATGTGAAACGTGGCACTTGGAACCTGACTGTTCAGGAACGCCTTGAGCAAACCTATCAATCTCCTGCTGCTGCTCCTGCTGTTGGTGTTACCGTTCGGGAAGAACAGAACCTTATTCCTGCCAAAGATGGCAACTATGTCCCGTTCGGGAATTTCTCTGACGTAAAGAAGATCATTCAATCTGGTCTGTTCTACCCTACTTTCATTACTGGTCTGTCTGGTAACGGTAAGACTTTCTCTGTTGAGCAAGCGTGTGCTCAACTAAATAGGGAGCTCATCCGTGTGAATATCACCATTGAGACTGACGAGGATGATCTTATTGGTGGGTTCCGTCTTGTTGCTGGCGAAACTGTCTGGCATAATGGACCCGTCGTGGAGGCTCTGGAACGTGGAGCTATTCTCCTTCTAGACGAGGTTGATCTGGCATCCAATAAGATCCTCTGCCTGCAATCTATTCTTGAGGGTAAAGGTATTTTCCTGAAGAAGATTGGCAAGTTCGTTCAACCTGCTGCTGGTTTCAACATCTTCGCCACCGCCAACACCAAAGGCAAGGGTTCTGAAGATGGACGTTTCATCGGCACCAACGTTCTGAACGAAGCATTCCTTGAGCGTTTTGCTCTCACGTTTGAGCAAGACTATCCTACCGTCACTATCGAGACTAACATTCTCAAGAAAGTTGCTGCTTCTCTGGGCATTGATGATGTTGAGTTCTGTGAGAACCTTGCCAACTGGGCAGACATTATCCGTAAAACTTTCAAAGATGGTGGTATCGATGAGGTGATCTCCACCCGTCGTCTGGTTCACATCATCCGTGCCTTTGCTATCTGGCAGGATCGTATCAAAGCTATCAAGGTCTGTGTCAATCGTTTTGATGATGAGACCAAGCAATCTTTCATCGAACTGTATGATAAGATTGATGCTAAGGTAGAAACCAAGGAAGAAACTAAGGAGGAAGGCATCCATGTCGAATACGAACTTTGATAAGTTCCACGGGTATGTAAATCATCTTGCCGTCCTTGATGGCGGCAAGACCGTGAAGATCCTAGGTGGCGAGGGTCTGAAGTTATTTGTCAAAGACCTTGACGGCAACGTTCAAGAATGCTACCATAGTAATATTCAAATGATCTGGAACAAGTGAAATGAATTTCAAATATAATGAAGACGCAATCATTAACGAGTTGCGTGACTACATCGTGAATACCTATAAACAACATTACTCTGCTGGTGATGACAAAATCCAAACACTGGATCTGATTGAAGCATGTGGTGATGGTGAACGTTTCTGTCGTAGCAACATCCTAAAGTATGCTTCTCGCTATGATAAGAAAGGTAGTGCTCGCATGGACATCATGAAGGTGCTACACTATGCCGTGCTTCTTATGCACTTCAACGATAAAAACGCTACCCGTGAAGATTACAACCGATGAGTAAAGTAACCCTGTCTAAAAAAACCTTTGATGTCCTCAAAAACTTCTCCACTATCAATTCCTCCATCGTATTCCGAAAGGGAAGCACAGTACGCACGATTAGCAATGCAGAAAACATTCTCGCAGCGTTCTCTAGTGAAGAAGTATTTCCTATGGACTTCGCAATTTATGATCTCAGTCAGTTTCTTTCTGGGATCTCTTTGTTTGACCGTCCTGAGCTTGAGTTCTCATCTAGCGATTTTGTCAGCATCCGTGGCAGTGGTAAGTCTGCTCGCTACTATTTCTCTGATCCTGAAATTACGCTCAAATCTGCGCCTGAAAAGAATGTAAAGTTCCCTGGTGCTGATATCCAGTTCAACATTACTGGCGAAGATCTGCTTTCACTTCAGAAAGCATCTGCTGTTTATAGTCTTCCTGATCTGACATTCCAGAGCGAAGACAACGAAATCAAACTCATCCTTCGTGACAAAGAGAATGATACCAGCAATACTTACGAGCAATCCATTTCTGGTGATTGTACTGGCGATTATTCACTGGATGTTAAGATTGAAAACATCCGTCTGTTCCCTGGTGATTATGTTGTCAAAGTATCTAAACATCTCATTTCCGAATGGACCAATCAAAATCTCGACCTGACCTATTATATTGCACTGGAGCCCTGACTATTGAAACACATTCTTTTTACCCTGAAGGGGTGTGCTGCTGAAGATCTTGATGATGAAGGTTTCATCCGAGACACTTTGTATCAAGCAGCAAAGTGGTGTAAATCAACTCTGATTGCTTTACATTCACATAAGTTTTCTCCTCAAGGTGTCACTGCTGTTGCTCTGCTTGCTGAAAGTCATATCAGCATTCATACTTGGCCAGAGAATGGCACAGCAGTTTGTGACATCTTTACTTGTGGAGATCACACCGTTCCAGAGGATGGTGTAGAATACATGCGAGCAGAATTGAATGCTGCTGAGATTGTGACGAAAACTATTTTGAGAGATTTGGAATGAGTAAAGAGTTCTTGTGGGTTGAGAAGTACCGTCCTTCCATCGTGGAGGATTGCATCCTTCCAGAAAATATCAAGGAAGTATTCAAAGGATTTATTGCACAAGAAGAGATCCCTAACCTTCTACTTACTGGCACTGCTGGTGTCGGAAAGACCACAATTGCCAAAGCGTTATGTAATGAGATCGGGGCTTCCTATATCATCATTAACGGTTCGGACGAGGGGCGCTTCCTCGATACGGTCCGCAACCGTGTCAGGCAGTTCGCCACGACGATCTCTCTGACCTCTGGGGCGTCCCACAAGGTCGTCATCATCGACGAGGCGGACAACACCACCAACGACGTGCAACTGTCCCTCAGGACCGCCGTGGAGGAGTTCCATGGCAACTGCCGCTTCATCTTCACTTGTAACTTCATCAACAAGATTATTGAACCTCTCCATTCCCGTTGCACGGTTGTGGATTTCAGGATCAAACCAGACCAGGCAGTTCAACTTCAAGGTGAGTTCTTTACTCGCCTGAAAACTATTCTGACCCACGAACAGGTTGAGTATGAAGATAAAGTCCTCGCCAAGCTTGTCAAGCGATACTATCCAGACTGGCGCCGTCTTATCAACGAATGTCAGCGTTATGCTGCGACTGGCGCTATCAGTTCCGCTATTCTTGTTGATGTCGCTGATGTCAATTTGGATGCTCTACTCACTTCCCTGAAGAAGAAAGAGTTTACTACTGTGAAGAACTGGGTGGTCCAGCATCTCGATAATGACCCCAGCATGATGATGCGTAAGGTTTATGATAGTCTGTATGATGTTCTTACGCCTTCTTCTATTCCTGAGGCAGTATTAATCATTGCAAAATATATGCGAGATATTACAATTGTGCCTGATCAAGAGGTAAATATGTTGGCGTGTCTTACAGAACTCATGATGAGTTGTGAATTCAGATGAAAACATGGATGTTAGCAAATCGTAAAACGAGAGAAGTTTACGAAAGAGATAGATTTTTAGAAGAAGCAGAACATCTTGGAATTGATTTCAAGATTGTCTATGCTGATGAAATTGACCTTATTGTTTCTCGTGATGACAGAAAATCAATCCGTTACCAAAATGAGATTGTTAGCCTCCCAGATGTTCTACTCGCTAGGACAGGCTCTGCTACTGGTAACTACAATCTGTCCGTCTTGCGTCAATTCGAAAGACTGAATGTTCCTACTTTGCCAAACTCTGATGCGATCATCGCAGCAAAAGATAAGATGTATGCCAATCAGATTTTGGCACAGGCAGGACTTCCTATTCCCAAAACGATGCTTACTCGTTTTCCGAGTAATCCTGATTTAGTTGAAAAACAAGTAGGGTTTCCTTGTGTAGTCAAAGTGATTACTGGATCACATGGAGCAGGTGTTTATCTTTGTGAGAATAAAAAACAATTCAATGACTTGTCAGAATTGATTTCCGCCCTAGACTTCAAGAACAGTATGATCGTCCAAGAGTATGTACAATTTTCAGAGGGACGTGATCTTCGTGTTGTTGTTATTGGTGGTAGGGTCGTTGGTGCTATGCTTCGCCAAGCTACCGATGGATCATTCAAAGCAAACATATCCCGTGGAGGTAAAGGATTAGTTTATGACGTTGATGAAAAAATGGAACTGCTTGCTATACAAACGGCAAAGGTTCTTGATCTTGACATTGCTGGTGTTGATTTGCTTTTCCATGAAGACGGATACCGTATCTGTGAAGCAAACTCCTCACCAGGATTTTACGGTTTTGAGAATGCTTTGGGTGTAAATATCCCAGGAAAAATATTTGAATATGCTAAAATGAGGTGTCGTGAATGATCTTTCCAAAAATCAATAAGTGGGACCTATACGATGCCCCAGTAAAGACAACCCCTGATAATGTAAGAGAGGCAAACGAAGCTCTCTTTCGTGCTAAAATGACCTTACCTGCTGCTGCCAAACACTGTGGTATGACGCAGAAGGAAATGAAACTAACGTTCTTTGAGTATCTTAAATATCATGCCCCAGACTTTGAAATCTCTGAAAACTCCGTTGCGTTACCCAGGGGGGAAGAGCAGAGCTCTACCTAAACTTTTTCAATACATGCCAGATCTGAAGAACTTTCATGAGTTTCGGGAACCTTTTATTGGTGGTGGATCTGTAGCACTTGAAGTGACTAAGCGTTATCCTGGCATTCAAATCTGGGTGAATGATCTTTATAATCCTTTGTACACTTTCTGGTCTATCCTTCGTGATGAACCAGAAGAATTACATCGTTGCATCAAAGGTTATAAAGAAGATTATGGCACACCAGAACTTGCCAGGCAACTCTTCAACGAAATGAAGATCCAACTAAATCACAAAGAGGCAGAAGACTTCTACCGTGCAGTTGCTTTCTATATTATCAATAAGTGTTCTTTCTCTGGTCTGACTGAAAGCTCATCCTTCTCTGCACAAGCAAGTGAAAGTAATTTCTCTATGAATGGTATTGAGAAGATCCCTGAGTATGGTAAGTTGATCAAAGACTGGTATATTACTAACTGGTCATACGAAGATATGTTGACTGATCAGAAAAATGTATTTGTTTATCTTGATCCTCCTTATGACATTAAGGACAACCTCTATGGGCGTAAGGGATCAATGCACAAAGGATTTGATCACGATAAGTTTGCTGCTGATTGTGACCGTCATATTTGCCCTCAACTAGTCTCCTACAACAATTCCAACCTAGTCAAGGAGCGGTTCCAGGGGTGGACAGTTGGAGAATTTGCACACACCTACACCATGCGGTCGGTCGGGTCGTATACAATAGATCAAGCAGAACGAAAGGAACTCGTCCTTTACAACTATGAAAATTAAAGTTCAACTCTACGTTGCTGGTCGTCTCTTTGATGAGATCGTTGAGGCAGCAAACTATCAGGATGCTCGCCAGACCGCTCTTGCCCGCAACCCTACTGCTAAAGTTGTGAATGTTACTGCCGTGTTCAAATGATTTGGCGACTGTGGTGTAAAGCACTAGGAGAGAAAGCTTCTGGGTGTGATAAAGAATCTGACAGGGTTGCGATTATTCGCACCCTTATTTTTATCTCTTATTTTGTTACTAACATTTTTATTATTGCTGGAGTTGTGAGACACTGGAATGACATACCAACTGAAAGATTACCTGTACAGCATCAACCAATCCAAGAAAAATATTCTTGAAGATGATATTGATGCTGAGAAAGCATATGCTCCCTATATTATCAATCGCTGCCTAAGTTCTTTTACTGATACAATTTTATTTGTAAATGAGATGAACAAGAATTGTCATCTCCCTAAAAAGCTTCAATATGATTTTCTACTAAATAGTGTCAAACCGAGGAAAAGATTTTCTCCTTGGGCGAAAAAAGATTCTATTGATTATCTTGATGTAGTCAAGGAGTATTATGGTTATAATGACGATAAAGCACTCCAAGCACTCAGGGTTCTCACCAAGGATCAGCTAGATCATATTACAAAGGTACTGAATAAAGGTGGAAGAAAATGAGTGGCGAAATTGAAATCCAGTGGAAACAATCTGATATGGTGGAAATCATCCTGAACGAACCAGATGATTTCCTAAAAGTGAGGGAAACCCTGACACGAATTGGTGTAGCTTCTCGTAAAGAAAAGAAGATCTATCAGTCTTGTCACATTCTGCATAAGCAGGGTAAGTATTATATTGTTCACTTCAAAGAGTTGTTTGCTCTTGATGGGAAGAATACTAATCTTTCACTAAACGATGTTCAGCGTCGCAATCGTATTATCCAACTTCTGAGTGATTGGGGATTGATTACAATTGTAACGCCAGACAAGATTGCTGATCTTGCTCCACTCAATCAAATCAAAGTGCTTGCCTTCAAAGAAAAGGATGAATGGACTTTAGAAAGCAAATATAATATTGGTCGTAAAAAGGTAAGTGAATAATACTCTCGACCAAGCTAATTGTAAATTAAAAAACACACATACAAATTTACATCGTTGGAAAAGTTGGGAACCAAATACTCCCTTTGCTCCCGTATTTGATTGCCCTATATGGGTAGAAGATCTTAATAATTTTTTTGTTAAAGAATTAATAAGAAAAATTGAAGAATATAATCCAGGTTCTTACAAAGATACTTGGAGAACGTATAATATTTTTACATGGGATAATCCAGCGGTTAAATTTTTACAAGCATCTATAACTAGAGTTTATAGTAACTACATGGATACTTTGGATCTTCCCAAAGAAAGAATTGATGATGTATGGATTCGTGGTTGGGCAGTCGTTTTAAACCCCATGGAAAGTGTACCATTACATTGTCATTCTTATCATGAAAATACTTTTCTTAGTGGCAATCTAATGTTATCTGATAATAAAACAACCACAGATTATCATATTCCACATTTAAGTAGTTATTATGGACCATGGAAATGTGAAAATAAACCAGCTAGAATAACGATGTTTCCATCATGGGTTTTGCATAAAGTAGATCCCACAGAATATTATAGAGTTTCTGTTGGATTTGATTTGTTTTCATATCACACTCTTGAGTATATTTGTAACAATAGAATTCCTGGAAATGAACTACAGGAATGTATATTGAGATCTATTAAATTAGTATAAACCGTAGTATTCATGGGGGTTTTCATAACCCCCATTTTTTATGTGAAGTGTATAAGTATTAGTGTGATGCCTAACGGGTCACATGTAAACGTTGCTTTTTAGGACAATGGTAACATTCAATTGGGAAACATATACTCCTTACTCTATTGGTTTCGATGAAACATTCAGAAGACTGGAAGCTATTGCAGGCACTGGATCTAGTTATCCTCCGTACAATGTGGTTGACGGAGACGATGGCAGAACCATACTTGAAGTCGCTTTGGCTGGATTTACAAGCGAAGATATTGAAGTCGCAACTCAACGACATGTTCTAACAGTATCTGCCAACAAATCAAAAGAAGAAAAAGAACGTAAGTATCAACACAAAGGTATCTCTCAAAAATCATTTAGTCGCAACTGGCAGATGGCAGAAGATGTTGAAGTAGAGAGTGTAGAATTTAAGGATGGTTTATTGACAGTTGTGTTGAAAAAAGAACTACCAGAAAAAGACAAGCGTAAAAAGTGGTTCTAAATATTCGGGCACTTGACGGTGCCCTTTTTTAATGCTAAACTAATAATACACCTACACTAAACTATGGCAGTATCAATTATTACATTAAAGACAGGTGAAAGAATTATCACGGAACTGAAAGAAGTTTTTGATGGTGAAGATGAAAACAAGAAAGGTGTTTGTCTTCTCATGGATGAACCATATGTTCTGAGTTTGGATGGTTCTACACCTCAATATCTGACAGAAGCACATGGAATGGAATATCAGGTTCGCTTTAGTAAGTGGAACCCGTATTCTCCAGACACTATGTTTAAAATTCCATATGACTGTGTGATGACAATTAGTACTCCAGAACCTGGATTACAGAAAGCCTATGAAAGTAAACTAGAACAAAAAAAGGAGATAGAAGCAAATGTCTGAGTTGAAGCAAAACCACTTTGTTAGGATCGTTAAGTTAGTTACTGGCGATAATGTGCTGTGCTTATTTGGTGATGTTAAAGGAGATAACGAAGATATCGTTGGGTATCGTTTGATCTATCCATATGTTCTTACCCTTGGAGAACGTAATGAGGATGGAGATATTGCCATTAACTACACTAGGTTCTGTCCATACAGTCCTGTAGAAGAACATAGAATT